GATTCAACTACATCCAACCTATTACTGACAAAGCCAGAAGTTGGGGCCTCAACAGACTCATGGGGAACCAAGATAAATTCTGACTTGGACTTGATTGACGCATTGTTTGATGCTGGCCCATTACTTAAAGTCACCAAAGGTGGCACTGGTGTTGGAACAAGCACAGGCTCTGGCAACAATGTATTGTCAACAAGCCCGACTCTTGTCACGCCAGTTTTAGGAACTCCAGCATCTGGGAATTTAAGTAATTGCACAGCTGATGGAACTGACTCGGTCGGTTTTAAAAATATTCCAGTTAATAGTCAAAGTGCAGCATATACGGCAGTATTGGCAGATTCGGGAAAGGTAATTTTCCACCCATCAACTGATGCCAATGCTAGGACATTCACAATCCCTGCAAATGCTTCTGTTGCTTATCCTATTGGTACAGCAATCACGTTCATTAACATGACTTCTCAAGTTGTGACGATTGCAATCACTAGCGACACAATGTATTTATCTTCTGCTGGTACAACTGGCTCACGCAGTTTGGCTCAATATGGGTCAGCTACTGCAATCAAAATGACTTCAACAACTTGGCTCATCTCAGGGAGTGGATTGACATGAGTGGCGCACTTCAAGCGGTATTTCAAAACCAACGAAGTTTTGGAGTTAAACCCTCTGCTGTTGAATATTTAGTTGTCGCAGGTGGCGGTGGTGGCGGTGGTATTTATGGTGCGGGTGGTGGTGGCGCAGGTGGCTTTAGAACTGCGACAGGCTTTTCCATAACTGCTGGAACACCTATCACAGTTACTGTCGGTGGTGGCGGTAATGGTTCAAGTGGGCGAACTAACGGAAGCAATGGTGTTGACTCTGCATTTGGCACTATCACCTCAACTGGCGGTGGCTATGGTTCTGGTGATGGGGGTAGTCGCATTGGTGGAAATGGTGGCTCTGGTGGTGGAGGTGGTGGTAATAATGGTGATGCTGGTGGTTCTGGCAACACGCCTAGTACTTCCCCAAGCCAAGGTAATAATGGCGGGCCTGCTACATTTGGCGCTAGTTCCTATGGTGGCGGTGGTGGCGGAGGAGCAAGTGCAACTGGTTCTTCTGGCGCTGTCGGGGTTGGAGGCGCTGGTGGCGCTGGTACAGCTTCATCAATTACTGGTACTTCTGTAACCTATGCTGGCGGTGGTGGCGGTGGTGGCGAAGGTACTTTGGGTGGCGCAGGCGGTGCTGGTGGTGGTGGCGCAGGCACAGCCAATAACACTACTGGTGGAAACGGAACTGCAAATACAGGTGGCGGTGGTGGTGGCGGTGGTGGTGGCACTACAGGTGGGAATGGTGGAAATGGTGGCTCTGGTATCGTAATAATTCGCTATTTAAGTACATTTTCAGATGCTGCAAGTGTGACCAACGCAACAAAGACAACTTCTGGCGGTTACACAATTTACACTTGGACTACCTCTGGGTCTATTACTTTTTAATTGAGGATAGACATGGCACATTACGCACACATCACAAACGGCATTGTTGACCAAGTAATCGTCATTGATGCTGAAACATTGGCTCTTGGATATTGGGGAAACCCATCTGAATGGGTACAAACAAGCTACAACACACATGGAGGTGTTCATGCTACTGGTGGCACACCATTGCGTAAAAACTATGCGGGCATTGGTTACAGCTACGACTCAGGCCGTGATGCGTTTATTCCACCAAAACCATTTGCATCTTGGTTGTTGAATGAAACCACTTGTTTATGGGAAGCCCCAACACCTATGCCAAACGATAACAAACGCTATTCTTGGTCAGAAGACACATTGTCTTGGGTTGAGACACCATAATGGACCCGACACAAGCACAACTTAATTCCCATGTTGATGTCTGCACACTGCGCTATGAGATGCTGTGTGCCAGGATTAAACGTCTTGAAAACATCATGCTTGGGGTCTCTGGCATCATGCTGACCAGCATGGCCGGAATCATCTTTACGAGCATAAAGTGAAAGACTGGGCCGTGGCACTCATTGCTGCGGCCTGCATCACGGCATTTGTCGTCTGGGGTACATTCATTATTATTTGGGCGATGTCATGGTGACTGCAAAGAAAACAACCAAAGCGCCAGCCAAGGTGGCCCCAGTTAAAAGGTCAAGACCAAAGCCTGCACCAACAAGCCAGGTCAATGTGACTCTGGCCGCGCCAACTGCTGCACCCAAAGAATCTAAAAAAGACGACTCGACCTTGGGCAAGGTTATTGGCCTGATCGAGTGGGTCGATAACCCGTTCAAACTCTTCACAGTGATCTTGCTGTCGTTTCTGGCCTTTGCCGGATACTTTGCTTGGGACTCAAGGCAAGTGATCTTGCAGGCCATCACAACGCAAGACAAGATGCCCCAGTTGGCCAAGCAAGAGCAATTGATCATGCCGGCCAGAAGTCTGATGAAGGATGTGGATGGAATTGTCTTGCTGATCCACAAAGCCAACTTGGCCACCAATAGTCGCACCACTGTGCTGGCGCTCAATGCCGATGGCACAAGAGAGAAGGCCATTGAGGGGACTGTCACAAGCCTTTTCAACGCAAGTGCTGACCGCAACGCTGCCATGGTGGCCATGCTGAACAATGAGGTGCTGTGCGAGGAATTCAACCCATCAAGCAAAGTTGGGGAGTGGGGTATCAAGCAGGGTGTCAAATTCATGTGCCGAGGCTCAATCCCACCGGACCCTGGCAAGTTTGCCGGCTACATTGCCATTGGTTTTAAAGACAAGCCAGAGGACATTCCGGCCTTAAAGACCCGCATCAACTTGGCAGCCAGTGATATGTCAGAAGATTGAAAATGAATGCGCTGGCTCATTCTGTTACTGTTATTGGGGCTAGTAGGCGCTACAGCCAAGAATGGCTGTCAGGTGCGCGAGTTTTGGTCAATTGCATGGACAATTCACAATCCCTCAGAGCGCCATCAGCAGATGTCTATGTGGCTGACAAACAATGTAAAGTTTTGCAGAAGTCAAGATTTAACAGTCATTTGGAACAACCTATCTGAGTGGGCTGGCACAGCAGATTCAGCAGAACTCAGAACTAAAGTCATTCATGGGTACAAAGATGCACTTGAGAGGGAAAAGAAATGATCGACACAATCAAGCTATTTCCAACTGTGCAGCCCTCTGGTTATCCAGACAGGCATGACCTTGCTCAAGCAAAGCTAGAAAAGCAACATGAGATGAATAAGGCAAATGAGTTGGCGAAGCAGAAACAGACAGAACTGCAAGATTTAGCGTTTGAGATTTACACAAAAAAAGTAGTTCAAGAGCGCTTGCGCATGGAGATATTTCAAAATCGAAAGGTGGATTTTTATGTTTGATATTTTAGGTGGCGGCATATTGGGGTCAATCTTTGGCGGTGTCTTTAGGATGGCGCCAGAGGTCTTGAAGTGGCTTGATAAGAAAAATGAGAGATCGCATGAACTCTTGATGTTTTCTCGCCAGTGCGATCTGGAACAACTAAGGGGCCAGCAAAAGCTCGCTGAGATTGGCGCGCAACGTGAAGCAGCTGTCGATGTGGGCGTGATGGATGCCTTTAACAATGCCATCACCCAGCAGGCCGAGATGGTCAAATCTGCCGGTGGCTGGGTGGCCAGTCTGTCGGCATCAGTGCGGCCCCTGGTCACATACTGGGTGTTGTTTGTGTGGAGCTTCATTCATGTCTGGTTTGCATGGAATGCTTGGCTTGCTGGCGCTCCAGCGGTGGAAGTGTTTAAGACCATGATGACTCCAGACTTTTCTGCATTGCTATCAGGAACAATCAATTACTGGTTTCTCGATAGAACATTGGCCAAGAGGGGCTTATGAACTTAGAGCTGGCTGCTGCCCTTTGCCGCCAGTTTGAGGGCTATCGGGCCAAGCCCTACCTTTGCCCTGCTGGCGTGGCCACCATTGGCTATGGCTCGACCTACTACGCTGACAAGCGCAAGGTGACATTGGAAGACCCACCAATGGATGAGCCAACGGCCAGAGCTTTGTTGATGATAGAGCTGGAGCATACTTACTTGCCTGGTGCATTAAGGAACTGCCCCATATTGGCCACAGACGAAAAGAAGTGCAACGCCATCGTGGACTTCTGCTACAACCTTGGCACTGGCCGGCTCCAGACCTCCACATTGAAACGAAAAATCAATGCCGGTGACTGGGAAGGCGCCAAAGAGCAGCTCATGCTGTGGACCAAGGGCGGTGGCAAGGTTTTGCCTGGTCTACTAAAGCGCAGAAAAGCCGAGTGCGCTTTGCTTGATTGAGGCATAAAATTGAGCCATGTCCAGCCAAACACAACAACTTGAAAATCCCACTCCACCAGGACTCGGTTATCCGACCGAGACCTATGAGCGCAGGCATTTCAACGAAAACAATGGCGCATTAACTGTTTACTTCAAAAAACTGTCATTTGTGCTGGGGTCTCTGTTTGGACCAAGGGGCGGTCGATTTATGAATGCACCCCATGGGGCTTTTCAAAGCACTGTGGACCAGACGGCAGCAGCGGCCAACACGGCCTATGCCATGACACTGAATACTGTCGACTACGCCAATGGCGTGACTATCGCAAGCAATTCAAGGATCACAGTGGCTGACGCTGGCATTTGGAATTTGCAGTGGTCTGGCCAGTTTGAAAACCCAGACTCTCAGGACCATGATGTAAGGGTCTGGCTCAAGATCAACGGGACTGTGGTCACTGGATCAACTGGTTTTTTTGCAGTGTCAAGCAAACACGGCTCAGTCAATGGCCATGCATTGGTCGGCTGGAATTACTTTGTGAGCTTAGACGCAACCGATTATGTGGAGCTTTGGTGGGAGACTGACAGCACTCAGGTGTCTATTCAGGCTTATCCGGCAGCCGGAAATTACCCCTCAACGGCATCACTTATTGCGACAATGACATTTGTCTCAAACATTACCTAATACTGCCATGTACATACCACTTAAATTACCCCCAGGTGTTTTCCGAAATGGTACTGAATACCAGGCAGCAGGCCGCTGGTATGACGCAAACCTAGTTCGCTGGTATGAGGGAACACTCAGGCCCATCAATGGATGGCGCACCAGGTCAAGCTCACAGATGTCAGGCTCATGCCGAGGCATCATCACTTGGCGCGACAATGGCAGTGATCGCTGGATTGGCGCTGGAACGCATACAAAACTGTATGTAATGAATGCGCTTGGCACGTTGAAAGACATCACGCCAACGGGATTCACCACAGGCTACGCAAGCTCCACAGTGCTGACCGGCTACGGCTACAACGCCTATGGCTCATTTGCCTATGGCGTGGCACGACCTGACACCGGCACTCCCATTGCAGCCACCACCTGGTCACTCGATACATGGGGCGAGTATTTGATTGCCTGCTCCAGTACAGATGGAAAAATTTACGAGTGGCAATTGGGTTTTGCAACACCTACCAAGGCAGCGGCAATCACCAATGCACCAGTGAACAACAAGGCGGTTTTAGTCACCCAAGAGCGCATTATCTTTGCCCTTGGCGCGGGTGGAAACCCAAGAAAAGTGCAGTGGTGCGACCAAGAGAACAATACCCAGTGGACACCGGCAGGCGACAACCTTGCAGGCGACTATGACTTAGCCACCCCTGGCTCACTCATTGCTGGCAAGCGGGTCAAGGGTGTCAACCTACTGTTTACAGATGTGGATGTCCACACGGCCCAGTATGTTGGCGCGCCATTTGTCTATGGCTTTGAGAAGGCGGCAAGTGGCTGCGGTCTCATTTCAGCCCAGTCTGTGGCGGCCATTGATACGGCAGCCATTTGGATGAGCAATTCTGGCTTCTGGATTTATGACGGCTATGTCAAGCCACTGCCGAGTGATGTGTCAGATTACATCTTTGCCAATATCAACTTTGCCCAGGCATCCAAGATTTATGCGGTCCATGTCAGCAAGTATGGTGAGATTTGGTGGTATTACCCAAGTGCGGCCAGTAATGAAAACGACAGCTACGTCACTTTCAACTACCGCGAAAACCATTGGAGCATTGGCACATTGGCCCGAACTGCTGGTGTTGACTCTGGTGTCTACACATACCCTCTGATGGTCTCAAGCGATGGTTACATCTATGAGCATGAGGTGGGCTACAACTACGATGGCTCAAGCCTTTTTGCTGAGTCTGGCCCAGTCCAATTGGGCAATGGCGACAACATCATGTCTGTGCGCCAAGTTGTCCCAGATGAGCAGACTCTGGGTGAGGCGGTGGTTTCATTTAAAACCCGCAATTACCCAACTGGCACACAATCCACATTTGGACCATACACGGCAGCCAACCCAACTAGCGTCAGATTTTCTGGGCGTCAAGTCAATATGCGGGTGACTGGTGACACTTTGTCTGACTGGCGCATTGGGGTGATGAGGCTTGAGGCTATTCCATCCGGTAAGCGATGAGTGACCAAGAACATTTGGAGAGGCTGCGCCACCATGTGGAGGCTGCTTTAGAATACAGTGGAGGCACACACAATTTTGACGATGTCGCTGAGATGGTCGAGGATCACAGATTACAGCTGTGGCCAGCCAAGGACTCGGTGGTATTGACAGAGATCATTGTCTATCCCAGGCTGAAGAATTTGCATTATTTTC